TCGACCTACTGTCGCCCCGACTGTTAACTTCCGTTCTCACGGCTTCCTCGACGCCCCGCGAACATCGATCCCAGTCCCCGATGCCGGTGGGAACATGTACCACGTCGATTCTGAACCTCCCGAGCCCCCTGGCCCGACGGTGTCCCCCAGTCAGGTCCTTCCTGTTGTCGAGACCGACGAGGATGAGGCGTTAGAACCCGTGGAGAGACCTGGGCTTGGTCTGAGCCCGCCCCCTCAAGCCCCGTCGAACGCATTGGTCCAGATCCATTCGTTCCCCCACGACGTTGGACTCGAATTGTTCCGTCGCGGTGAGGCGCTCTTGATCGGTGGTGAGTCCCTTCCAACGATAGCGGTTGTCTCTGACCCGCGTCTTCGAGTCATTATACCTATGAAGCCCGTAACGAATAACACTTTTGCCTGGGATATGCTTACCATGCTCGGCAACCATCCAGTGGCCGAGAGGCTCCGTGTCTTGACGAAGGTTCCGGCAAACCCGTTCCGTGCGGCCGTCGAGGTTCAGAAATTCATTACAAAGAAACTCGACCTTGACATCGAAGACGTTGGGCGTTCCCATCCGGACTTGACCCTGAAGGACTTCTTGCTCCAGGGGCTTCGTATCGCCTATAATGTGTCTGGTGCCGACCATGTCAGTGTTCCCCACCTGACGCGCGACGTGTCGATCGATGACTACTTGAACGCCGAGACGAAGAAGCACCACCCCGGGTGGACGACTCGAGCCTTCGGCGGGCAGAACAAAGTCGAGGCTTGGCCCTACTCTATTGGCCGTGCGTCGCGCATGTGGCCCTCGCTCCTTCTTGGTGAGAGCCATGCGTTGATTGGCCACGTGTGGCTATCGCTCCCGGTCGTCAAGAAGCAGGCCGAGAGGAAAGAATTCGACGAAGTCTATCGCTGCCGTGGCGCTGTCATTCCAGAGCAGGAACTCCAGATCATTTGGACCCACTTGCTGAAGCCTCTTTCGCACTTCCTCGAAGGAAAACAGGGCTCCTGGGCGCCGAAGTTTGAGCTTTTCCATGCCAACCTTGTGAAGGTTTGGCAGAAGTTTGCTGCTCTCCATGACGTGGTCTTCTCCGAAGAAGACATGTCGGACCACGGCGCAACCCTCGAGTGGTTTGTCGCCCAGGTAATCGGCATTTTCTGCGGTTCCTTAGTACATGTCGACAAGGCGCATACGATTGCTCTCTTCACGGTGCTCTTTAGGGAAATGATCTTTGCGAGTGTTGGTGTTCCTGATCTTCAAGGGTTCGTGCATATTCTCAAGACGTCTCGAGGAATGAAAGACGGTGTCTGGGGTACTTCGTTTATCGGTGGTATGTACAAAATCATTGGTGAACTCTATAAGCTGTGGGTGGCGTGGAATAACAACGCTGCCATCCGCGACGCTTACCCCGACGTTTTCCAACTCGTCTCGGTCTGCACGGAAGAAGTGCACGGCGACAATGCAGTGGCTGCCTATCCGACGGCGGCGGCTCCTTTCATGTGTGGTGTCTATCCCGAGGTCGCGAAAATCGTTGCTCGTATCGGTCTTGTTGTCAAGCCGAGCGAGTCGGCGGTCCATACGAATCTGGCGGAAGTTACGTGCATGTCCTGGCACCTTGCTAACATTGGTTCGTTGACCCACCCGCGCATTGTTGGTTGGAAACCTACCGCTGAAAGCCTCAAGTCATTCTTCCTCCCTGAAAGAATTGCCGACTTCGACCACCTCGGAGACCAGACTCGCGAGTACCTAGGGCAGATCCTCATGTGCATTTACATCCTGGGCTACTGGAATGGCGAGACTCGAATTTTCTGTGAGCACGCATGGCAACTGCTGTGGCGTGACGCCGACGACGAAGTTCTCGTGGTTCCCTCGGCCGTCGACCTGACACAAATTACTGGTGCTCATGTCCCACTTCAACCCGTGTCATGCCGTAGTGCACGCCCTTACCCCCCGCTGGATATCCTTCGACTATGGTTGGGTCCAAACGCGCCTGAGAAACTCATATGGGTTACCGCTCCTGGCGCACCGACGACAGTTGACGGCGCTCGCATGATGGTCCCAGTGAGCCGACTCCGAGAAGGTGCTTCGGTTCCCTTTCGTGTTGGTCTTACAGAAGTCGCCGGTTTCCCGGACCCGGCAGCCGGTGTCTGGGCAGGCCCAATAGCGCCGCGTCCAGGGCTCCGCGGAGGTGACCCGAACTTCCGCGATGTTCTCTACCGTGCGGCGTTCCCCCGCGACGTAACCTGGACCGACACGTTTGTTGAGATTGCTTGGGACGCCCTTGTCGTTCCGCTCGTTCAGCAAAATCTTCGTCGAGTAGTCTGGTGGTCTTTCTCTCGGTCCCCAGCTTTCTCCTACGCCTTTTCTCAGTACCTCCCATCCATGTTCAGGGAGTTTCTCGG